TGCGTGGGGTCGAAGCCCCCGGTCTCGGTATCAATGATGAGGAGTCGGCTTTTCATTCGGGGAAATTGCGGGAGTTGAGGCGGTTCGGATAATGCGCACGAAACCATGCGAGCCATTTTTTCTTTTCTTCGTCGCGGCCTATGCGGTAGCAGGCGAAGGAAGAACCGAAGGAAACCAGCGCGTAGAGGATAGCTTCGGTGGCGCTCATAGGATGGAAGGGAAGGGCTCGAACATCATGGGGTCAGCGGTATGGCGGACACGCACGGTGGAGTGGATTTTGAAGCAATGGCTCAATCGGCGCGGGATGCGCAGGCGAGCCTTGCGCCAATTTCCGTCCGCATCGGGCACGCGGAGGCTGAGGTATTCGGGGTTGATCTCGCGGCCCATGATCTGGGCCTCGATGTATTCCGGCTTGGCCTGCTCGGCAGGCGGCACCGGCGCGGGTTTTTTTTGTTTTTGTAGGGTAGGCATAGGATTGGATGGAAAGACGCGACTACGGGGCGGCTGGCGACGGCGTGGAGGGGTCGCCTTTGGTAAAAATTTTCTGTGGACCCGAATGAGTGCTATCTGATACCCCCCCTTCGATTTCCGAGACCCCCTCCCCCCCTACCCTCGGGGTCTCAACTACGGGTTCGGATTTCACCTGGTCGGAGGTGCTATCAAGTTGATAACTTCCGATAAGACGACTAGGAGATAGTTCACTATCGTTGTCTATCAATGGGTTGCAAAGCGCGGCCTCGCTGTCTTGCGTAAGTCGTTGATTTTGGTTTGAGGGCTTGAGGATTTCCACCTCTTGCAGTTGCGTCTCAACAAGACCCGAGGCAGGGAGGGAGGCGGCGAGAGCTGCCCCCCTTTGTTTCGGCGCGCCCTCGATTAAACCGGTTTGGACAACCTCCGCTTCGAGCACGGGCAGGGAGGCGAGCATTTCGCGGAGCTTGTCCTCACCGGCCTCGACCTTCTCGATGCGGCTGGTCGCTTCACCGGAAAGGAGTTGCCCCTTATCTACCATCACGGCGGCGACGATGGCAGCGTCCTTGGCGCTATTGATCGTAGGGATTAACTCGATGGCCCGCTCGACGGAGAGCCGGGCAGCACGGCGAACATCTCGCAATAACTCCTTTTTATCCTGCTCTATAGTAAATCCCTCACGCTCCCGCACGGCGGCGACGGTGTTCCGGCTCACTCCCAGGGCGCGGGCCGTGGCGCTGATGCTCAAACCCTCGGCAGCCATGCGCACCACGGCGCGGTAGGCATCCGGGCGGCGAGCCAGCAAGCGTTCCCCTGTGAACTCCCCGGCTGCTTCGAGCTTCTCCAACCCGATTTCGGCCTCAGAAAATAAAAAAGGCGCGGCGGCGGAAGCGGCTTCCGATTCCTGCAACGGCGTCTTGGGTTGTGCGGCGCTCTCCATGATGGCCCGCTCGGAAGCGTTGAGCGTTCCCCCGGCTTTCACCTTCTCCACGATGTTGCGGATGTTGGCCTCCAAGACCTTCGTGGCCATGTCTGCGGAGAGATTGGAAGGCTCAGGCACCGGCCACCTCCCGCATCCAATCCAGATGCCAGTTTAAAAGCTTCTCATCATTCCAGATGGCGAACTGCTCGATGTTGTCGCTGCTTCGGAGGTTCGCACTACCCTCCACCACAAAAAAAGACGGCGCGGCGGAAACGAGGATCACCTTGGCGTGGGTGCGGGCCACCTTCACGGCATCCCCGAGGAGGTGCTTCACCTCCCGATAAGTCCCCGTCTTATCGACCTGCGAAAAATAATGGCTCACCAGCAAAAAAAGGCGGCGGACTTGGCCCGAGGCCCGCAAGTCAGCCAGCATGGCAGCGTTGGCCGTGCTCATCCCAAGCGTCGAGATAGCCACGATCTCCGCGCTCCGATCCCCGAGGAGCAGCGGAATGATGTCAGCGGTCACAAAGTCCCCGCGCACCACCGCATGAGCGCATTCCCCCGGCTCCGGCAAATGCTCGGCCAGCTCGGCAGCATTCTCGGGTTTCACCAGACTTTTGAGTCCCCGGCGGCTACGCTTGTCGTCGGCCTTCACCGCATGGAATTGCCGCATGTAACGATTGCGCCGGAGCGGAAAGGCCACCTCGCTCCGCGTCTCATCGATCCCCGCGAGGTCGATGTCCGTCTGCAATGGGGTATTCACCCCATCAGAAAAATTGGCACAAAAAAAAGACGGCGCGGCGTCAGGCATTTTAAGAGTAGGAAAAAACTCCAGACCGGCGCGGCGAGGTCGTCACCGCATTGATTCGTCCAGCATCCAGCAGGCGCTTGATAGCCGACTCCGGGATCAGCCAACGCTTCCCCCAGGCAATCGCCTCCAGCTCCCCCGATTTGAGGCGGCATTGCAGATTGCTCCGCGAAATCGACAGCAACTTGCACACCTCACGCGGCGAGTAATGCTTCTCGATCATGGCATCCTCCCGATAGCTGAAAGCAAGGCCGTCGGCCCCAGTCTCAGAATGTCACGCACCACCGCTTGCACCAAAAGAGAAGCTTCCTCAGGCTGCACGCGACATCCTCCAAGTCAGCCAAGCAAAAAAAAGAACCGGCACGGCCACCGTCACGGCGAACTCGATGAAATAAGCGCCCAAGCGCAAAAAATCGGCCCCGTTCATTTCTCAAACCTCCAGCTTGAAGGAATGCCGCCGAACTTCTCGCTCCACGCCATTTGCGCCTCGCCCGAGCTAAAAGCCCAGAAGTAATCCCCCACCCTGTGACGGAGGGCATTGAAACCCTCCACATACCAAAGATGCTTGCGGGTATTCACGCCCTTACCTCCTCAGTCAATTGCTTGCCGGTTTCGTCATGTTTTGTCTGACGATTCAGGCCAAAAAAATCAATCAATGACAATCTGACAACATCAGACGCGGAACAAAATCTTCGCGCCGCTTCATCGTGGACCAGCCCGCAAAGCGGCTCTGGAAGCCGCATCGAGAGTCTTATGGGTTTATTTTTCTGATTCATGCGATGCCTATTTTGTCAGACAAACCATGACAGTCAACAAAGAAAAAAATAAAAATTGCGTTGGTTCCGATATTGTCAGACATTTGACATCGTGAAGCAGAAGAAAATTGATACCCGGATGGACGACCGTCTATTCGAACTTGTTGACGGATACGCTAAGACACACGGCATGACTCGGACCCAAGTTGTTGTTGCTGCTGTCCGACAATTTTTCGGAATTACGCCCGCAAATCCGGTAACCTTTGCGCATACACAACAACGAGGGATTTATACGCCTGTTACTTACGCCCCAACTCAGGACACTACCCTTATGGCAGCCGAGGAGCCAAACAACATTTGCGAACTGCCCGACTCTGGATTCTCGCCAGCGAAAACCCCGATCCGTTACCAGCCCAAGAAGCGGAAATCATCGAATTGAAAAATTATGTTTGAAGGTTTCAAAGACTGGATTGTCAGTGAACACTTGTGGAGCCTTCAAAAGTTTTTGGTGTTGTGGGCCGCTGTTTGTTGCGTCTATGGCAGCGCAAAAATTGCAGCAAAAGTTTCTGAAAAAATCTCGGGTAATTTGGGGTGGTTTGCAGGTCAGATATTTTTGGTTTGCTCTATCGCGGTTTGCTTCCTTGGAGCATTGGCATTCACAATTCAGAAATAAAAATGACCATTCGCCAACCCGCATCAATCCTAGCTCTAGCGGTATTCCTCACTTCCTGCGCAAGTCCGCGCATTGAGCCTGAGCCTGTCACACGGCGGGCGAAATTGGCCCCACAGGAAATCAAAATCTACACTTCTCCCGCAGGCGGCATCGTTGACTGGAACGGAAATGTCCTGGGCGCGGCCCCGGTCACTATCCAGATCGAGCCACAAATGATTTTTGGCCGTCCCGCCTGGCCCGCTAACGGCGCGACCTTGCAACGCCTCCGCGCCCGCTGGCCCGATGGCAGCACCGCCATGGAAGCCTTCGGCACCCAACAAACCCCACCGCAAATCGTCGGAATCGTCAGCCCCAACTACCGCCACAATCCCCTCCTCGATGCTCTTTACAAAGATGCCTTCACCAAACGAGACCTCACCCAACGAACCGGCCCTTGAAGCCCTTGCCCAGCTTATCGACACGCTCGACATTCCCAAGACAACCGATGAAAAACTTGCCCAAGACGACACCCTATTCGCCCCTGCAATGATCGATGGAATTGAAATGCCAAGTGGCGACCAAAGTGGCGGACACAACATCTAAGCGATTGATTTACAACAAATGAATCTGAAACTACGGATCAGAAGGTTAAAGGTTCGAGTCCTTTCGGCTGCGCTCCCCAAGTGGCGACCATTTCCACTTTTCCCTAGTAAAGCATCAGAACTTCGCCGATTTGTGCTTTGCCATGTTTACAATTATTTCTTTGCTGGCTGGATCAAAGTGGCGACCAAAGTGGCGGACAAGTGGCGACCATATTTTCTGATTAAAGTGGCGACCGCAAATTTATGAGAAAACACGGAGACATTACGGTTTACTGGAAAGAGGCTCGCAGGGGGTGGTATTACCGCGTCCAGCTTGACGGGAAGCGGGTGGAGAAGTCTTGCGGCGTGTCGCAGAATTCCAAGGCGGGCCGGGAGACGGCGCTTAAGAAGGCGCGGGCGATTGCGGCGGCGCTCCAGGGCGGCGATGAGATGGCCTTGGCGGATGCGGTGCGGAGGCCGGGGTTTGCGACGCTGGGCGAAGTGGCTGACATTTACTCGGCGCATGGGCCGGTGAAGTCGAAAACAAAAACTCTGAGCCGGTTTGTGCTTTATGCCCGCGAGGCCACAGGGCGCGAGGATTGGCGGGAGAGGTCTTGCGAGGCGGCTCTGAGCGCGGAGGCGTTGCGACGGTGGATTACGGCGCAGGAACGGTCTGGGCGCTCGAAGAACGGCATTCACTCGGATGTGCAACAAATCAAAAGTGTGGTGGCCAAAAAACGGATTCACCTTTTCAAAGACATGAAGCTGCCGGACCTCGCGGAGTTTTGGATGGTGACGGGTGGTTCAACTAAGACCGAAGGCTACCAACCCATTGACCGGCTTGTGTTGCGCCGGATGGATGCGGCGGCGAGGATTCCGTTGCGGCGGGAAAACGCTCGGGTGTGGGCGATTTATTGGCTGATGCGCAAGGCCGGTCTTCGCAACGAGGAGGTCGAGGATTTGAAGTGGGCCTGGGTGGAGTGGAAGGACAAAAAGACGGCGGTGCTGGTGCTGGTGGAGCGCGAGGGCTGGACGCCGAAGGGCCGTGGTGGGCGTGTGCCGGTGCGGGCTCGGCTGATGCGGTTGATCCAGCGGGCGCTTGGCGGCGGGGAGTATGTGATTCCCCGGAAGCACAAGACCGAGGCGCATGATCTCACGCATTATGACATCAATGATTTTGTGCGGCGGTTCCTGCCTGATGGAAACAAGGGCGCTTACAATCTTCGCAAAGAATATGGCGCGATGATTGCCCTCCGAGACGGGATCGAGGTGGCGAGCCGGTTGCTACGGCATAGCGACATTTCCACGACCTATCGGCATTATCACAATCTCATCGACGAACCGGAGCCCCTGTGAGGCTTACTGCATGAGGGCTTCGCCGACTCCGCTGTCGAGCATTTGCTGCATTTCTTGGCGGCGCTGGAGGGTTTGCTGGTGCTCGATTTGGGCGCGTTGTTTGAGGTCGGGACGCGAGAGTAGGATGCGGTATTTGGCGGCGGTGGCGGCTTTCTCCAAGGCGCGAGTGAAGGCTTTGGCTTTGATGTCCCAGGTGGCTTTGTCGTAGCGGGGATCGTCGAGGACGAACTTCTCGACGGCGGCGACGCTGAGGGCTCCCATGTCTTGCTGGAGGGCGCTGATTTCCTCGCTGGTGAGGCGGACTTTGACTCCTTCGAGGGTGAAGTCGCGGGCGGCTTGGTTGGGAATGACGGAGGGGTTGCCTGTCATTTCGTAAACGCGGCTCATCTCGGTGAGGATCGGGCTCTTCTTGATGTAGGTGACCATCGAGGGATTGAAGAGGACATTGAAAACCGTGTTGCTGTCGCGCTGGTAGCGTTCGACATCGTTGCCGAGGATGTCGCGTTTGGCGGGGAGGGTTTGGCTGAGGCCGGGGAGCTGGGATTTGAGTTCGTTGACATATTGCCGGAAGGGCGAGGACTCGCGGGTTTCCCTGACGGTGTTGTCATCAAGCTGCATCCATTGCCGGGCGGCGGTGGGCATCATGCTTTTGGGGACATCGGCGGCGGCGGCGAGGATCGCGCCGGGGATGTCGTCGTAGGCGGCATTGCGGAAGAAAGTGCTGAGGCCGCTGAGGAGCGGTTGCTCCACGAGGGCGTTCATGGCTCCGGTGGCCGAGGCGGCGGCGGCGGACATCCAGTTGAAGCCGGTGGCGAGGAGGCTTTGCTTCTTCCCGCGAAGGATGTCTTCCTGCACGGCTTTCTGGTTTTCCTTGGCGTAGGCTCCCATGGCGACGCTGATGGAGAGGGGTTGGGCCCAATCGTAATTGACGACGACATCGCCATCTTGGCGTGGCTGGCGCGTCCAGAAATTGCCCGTGATGAGGGCGCGCTTGAGGGCGCTGACATTGAGTTTGTAGGAGCCCCACCCTTCCGCTTTGGCGAGGTTGCGCTTCTTCTCGTCTTCGTTTTCGCGGCCTGCAGAGATGATGCCGAGTTGGGCGAGCCAGTAGCCGGTGGCGACGAGGCCGGTGGTGCCGACGAGGGCGCGGCCGAATTGCTCGGTGAAGGCTTTTTGATCGAAGGCGACGCGGTTGCTGAGGGCCGGGGCGAGGAGTTGATAGGCGTTGCGGATGAAGCCGAGGGGGCTGAATTCGATACCGCGCATGAGGATCGAACCGGGGACTTGGGTGAATTTCATG